TCATCGAATCCTCTTATCAGGAACTTGCGGATTATGTTTCGGCATATGAACAAAAAATGAAGATGAAGCGTGAGAACATCGCTGACCGTGGCATCTGGACTGCCAAGAAGCGATACATTCTCAACGTGTGGGATAGCGAAGGTGTTCGCTACAAGGAACCTAAACTGAAAATGATGGGTATTGAGGCAGTGAAGTCATCCACTCCTGCCCCTTGTCGCAAGGCAATTAAGGAAGCCCTGACAATTATGATGACAAATACTGAAGAAGACCTGATATCTTACATAGATAGTTTCAGGGATGAATTCGATTCGTTACCGCCCGAAGCTATTGCGTTTCCGAGGTCGGTCAATGGTCTATCAAAGTTCAAAGCGCACGGAACCGTGTATTCAAAGGGATGCCCTATACATGTTCGTGGCACGTTGCTTTATAATTTTTATATCGCACAGAGGAAACTTGAACACAAATACCCTCTAGTCCAAGAAGGTGAAAAGATCAAGTTTCTATACCTGCGGCGTCCGAATAAAATTAGTGAGAATGTCATCTCCTTTCTCAATACGTTCCCTAGGGAACTCGATCTGGAGAATAGTATTGACCGTGACGCCCAGTTCAAAAAAGCGTTCTTAGATCCTTTACACATCATCACTGACGTGATAGGATGGAAGACGGAGAAAGTGTCCAACCTTGAATTTTTATTCACATGAGTTTTTTACAAGATGTAGTTAAAGAGATCGGCAATGAATATGCTGGTCTCATGTCCGAGGGATCGGTAGGTGATGTTGATTCTTATGTTGACAGTGGTAGTTACATGTTCAACGCCCTTGTCAGTGGTAGTATCTTTGGTGGAGTTCCCTCCAACAAGATCACTGCTATCGCTGGTGAATCTAGTACGGGTAAGACCTTCTTCTGTCTCGGTGTAGTCCAGCACTACCTTGCCAGCAATCCTGATGCAGGTGTTGTCTACTTTGAATCTGAGGCAGCAATCACTAAGTCCATGATTGATGAGCGTGGCATCGATGGCAATCGTATGATCTTGGTTCCTGTAACCACCGTACAAGAGTTCCGTACCCAAGCAATCAAGATCCTCGACAAGTATCTGGAGCAGAAAGAGGATGATCGCAAACCTATGATGTTTGTCCTCGACAGTCTGGGTATGCTGTCCACCAGCAAGGAGATGCAAGATTCTGCTGATGGAAAAGATACTCGTGACATGACCCGTGCTCAAGTTGTCAAAGCAATCTTCCGCATTCTTACTCTCAAGTTGGGTAAGGCAGGAGTTCCCATGTTAGTTACTAATCATACCTATGACGTTGTTGGTGCCTACGTACCTACCAAAGAGATGGGAGGTGGCAGCGGTCTTAAGTATGCTGCTTCTACCATCATCTATCTCAGCAAGTCTAAGGAGAAGGATGGTAAAGAAGTAGTAGGTAACATCATCAAAGCAAAGGCAGCAAAGTCACGCCTGACAAAAGAAAATTCTCAAGTAGAAACGAGGTTGTTCTATGACGCAAGGGGACTTGATAAGTATTATGGATTACTGGAGTTGGGTGAGAAGTACGGAGTATTCACCCGTAAGGGGAATCGTGTCGTTGTTGGGGAATCTTCCGTTTATCCTTCTGCTGTATATGCTGATCCCGAAAAATATTTCACCCCCGAAGTGATGGAGCAACTTGACTGGGCTGCTGGTCAAGAATATAAGTATGGAACTGATAAAGTATGAGAACAGAATTATTTCCAATCCCTCTCTACAAGTATCACGTAGAGAACAATGATTACTTTGTTGATTTCTGCCAGCAGAGGTTTGACCAATACAGGTTTGAGATGCCCTCACCATTTGACTATTGGTTCCAACCGCTGCAAGACATTATCATTCCTTATACTGACATCATCGAGCAGTTCATGAGGGACCAGGGATGCTATGATACTCATATAGCATACATTACAGGCACGACCATTCGTGTCCTGCTACCAGGAGAATCCTTTGACCGAACAGACACTCTTCCAAGTCAGTACACAGCAGTCCATTATGTAACCATCGACAACAATAACTCTGATATATACCACCATCCACTCAGGTCTATTGTCAGAGCACTTGATCCTGGTTTGAAAGAGTGGACAACAGGTGCTGGTCTCTACGTTAACGCTGGAGATGTAGTCATCTACCCATCTTATCTTGAACATAGTTCCCCCGCGAACAGATCCAAGGATAAGAGAATTACATTAATGTTTAATTTCAGCTTGAGGGAAAAGAATGAGCAAAGTGGAGCATCTGGTACTGAAGAACCTCATCCTCAATGAGGAGTTTGTTCGGAAGGCTTTGCCTTTCATTAAACCAGAATACTTTGCTGAGTTTACAGAGAAGCAAACCTTCAAGGTAATCGATGAATACTACAAAATCTACAATGCATCTCCCGCAAAAGAGGCATTGGAGATTGAGGTAGGTAACCTTGATACGATCTCTGATGAACAGCATAAGTCCATGCTGCAGTTCATCGAGACTATTGAGGATGAGCAGTCCGACTTTGACTGGATGTTAACAACCACTGAGAAGTGGTGTAAGGAACGTGCTATATATCTTGCTCTCATGGAGAGTATCAAGATTGCTGACGGTAAGGATAGTGCCAAGTCAACTGGTGCTATCCCTGGTATCTTATCAGAAGCACTTGCTGTATCGTTCGATAATCATATTGGACATGATTACATCGAAGACTACGAGGAACGCTACGATTCCTACCACAGAGTTGAGGACAAAATTCCTTTCGACCTGGAACTCTTCAACAAGATTACAAAGGGTGGACTTTGTAATAAGTCTCTCAACATTGCTCTTGCAGGCACTGGTGTTGGTAAGTCTCTCTTTATGTGTCACGTTGCCGCTGCTTGCTTGCTACAAGGCAAGAACGTCCTGTACATCACGATGGAGATGGCTGAAGAGAAGATTGCTGAACGCATCGACGCCAATCTCTTGAACGTTCCTATTCAGGATCTTGCCAACCTGCCCAAGATGATGTTTGAATCTAAAGTTCACAAACTGGCACAGCGTACTACGGGTAAACTTATAATTAAAGAATACCCCACGGCATCTGCAAATGTTGGACACTTTAGAGCACTTCTTAACGATCTCGCACTTAAGAAGTCTTTTACACCTGACGTTATATTTGTGGACTATCTCAATATTTGCTCCTCTTCGCGTTACAAAGGGGCTGCCAATATTAATTCCTATACTCTTGTTAAGTCAATTGCAGAAGAACTTAGAGGATTGGCTGTCGAAGCCCAGGTCCCTATCGTATCTGCCACCCAGACCACTCGTTCTGGTTATGGTAGCAGTGATGTTGACATTACTGACACTTCTGAGTCCTTTGGTCTCCCTGCTACTGCTGATCTTATGTTTGCCCTTATTTCAACTGAAGACCTTGAACAGGTGGGACAGATCATGGTGAAGCAGTTGAAGAACAGATACAATGATCCGACAGTAAACAAGCGTTTTGTGGTTGGCATTGATCGTGCTAAAATGAGACTGTATGATGTTGAGCAGTCTGCCCAGGAGAACCTTGCAGATTCTGGTCAAGACTTCATTGCCGAAAGTCCTAAGGATATGTTTGAGAAGTTTGCTGGGTTAAAAGTATGAGGGTGCTAGCAATTCAATATGGCAATCATGATTGCTCTGCTTGTATCTACGACGGAGAGGTAAAGAACTACTTTCTAGAAGAAAGATTTAGCGGAGAGAAGCACGACCTCCATCACTTTGAGATCTACAAGAACCTTCTTCGCGTGAAGGATCCTGTGGATCTCATTGTCCTATGTTATTTTGGTGATAGGACGTTCATGTATGATGGTGGTCTGAAGTACCTTGACATGTTCTTGAAGGCGTACAAGAAGAAGCATGGCAGCATACCGAAGGTCATCAAGGACAAGCGTCATCACCTCGCACACGCTGCTGGAGCGTACTACAACAGCGGGTTTGACAAGTCTCTGGTGCTTGTGGTGGATGGCAGTGGGTCTCTGGACAAACTCTCCTTTGAAGCAGAATCTATCTACGTTGCAGAGGGCACAAGGTTCACAGAGATCTACAAGAACTTCATCAAACTGTTCCCAGAACAGATGGATTTGCCCACAGAGACAGACCGTCTGCAGAAACTCCATCCCACTGCTGAGGTCCACAGGCAGAGCATGATGGGTCTGGGTTATCTCTACAGTGCTGGTGCTGTTATGATGGGTGAGACTGCCTTGCAGGCGGGTAAAGTCATGGGTCTTTCTGCCTATGGTCAGGACACCAATCAAACTCACATCAAAGACGATCTCTTCGTTGATGATATGATGTTCCACTGTAGGGATGTCAACCTATTTTTCTATGGATATGGTCCTGACAACTTCATTGACATTGCTCAAGAGATCTTCGGCAAGAAGGGAGTTGATGTCACTGATGAGATTACGAAACATAACTATCAACCCTACGCTGACTATGCAAAAGCGGTTCAGAAGGATACACAAAACGTGATTATTCGTCTGGTTCGTAAGGCATTGGACAAAACTGGTATTAAAAAGTTATGTTTTACGGGTGGTTACGCAATGAATATTATAACTAATACATTGTTAGTAGAAACTTTCCCCGATGTAGAATTCTATTTTGAACCCATGGCAACTGATGTTGGCATCTCTGTTGGCACTGCAATGTACCACTGGAGAATCAACACCAAAGACAATCAACCTAGACCTTTAACTACAACTGCATTTCACGGCTGGAAGTATGACGTATCACAATTCAGAGGACTTGTCGCAACAGCGTCAGAAGTTGCTAAACTCCTTGAAAGACAAAAGAGTGTCGCAGTATATGATGGATACTCTGAAGCTGGACAGCGAGCACTGGGCAACCGCTCCATCCTCTTTAATCCGCTGGTCCCAAATGCCAGAGAAATAGTAAACAGAATTAAAAAAAGAGAATGGTATAGACCATTCGCAGCATGTGTCTTAGAAGAAGACGCACACCTATACTTCAACATCAAACAAGCAAGTCGCTTCATGACCCAGTGTTATAAAGTGACAACCGACATCATCCCTGGTGTAACTCACGTTGATGGCACCTGCAGGGTACAGACCGTAGTGGACGGACATCTCTACGAGATTCTGCAGCAGTTTAAAAAACGGACAGGGCATGGTATACTATTAAACACGAGCTTCAATCTTGCTGGCAACCCTCTCGTTGAAACCCCTGAGCAAGCATTTGACACACTCGCCCAGTCTGAGTTAGACTACCTTTGGTTCCCCGAAACACTCCAATTATTTTCTTAGTATGACTATTGATTTTTCTCGCTACGAACACTTCGTCGATGCCGTAACATCTGATGCTTCTAAAGACTTTGTTGCTCTTGCTGACCGTCTTGTTGAACTTGATGGAAAGGGTGCCAATATTGAGCGTCTCCTTACTGCTGGCGTTGGGATTAATGCTGAAGGTGGTGAGTTCCTTGAGATCATTAAGAAGATGGTCT